ATGAAAAACCGCAAAGAAAGATATAGCTTTCTCCACACGCTTAATTTAAGTGAAGAAGCTAAGATCAAGATTTCCCGTAATTTAGATAGGATTGTTCGAGGCAGTGATAATATTATTCAGAATCCTTATTTATCAAGAACACGTTTCTCAACTATCCTTTCGAAGTGGGATAGTGTGTTTAATGCTAAGAGCAGAAATTTGTCGAAAGACCTAGTTGATTTGGAGTTGGATAATCGTTCTAAAGTCGGACCCAGGAGTTTAGCGAAGCCCTGGAGGGATCGAAAATCCGGAGTAATAGACTATTTTGAAAATCCTAAGTCTAGTGTCCAGCTCTCTAAAAGACCTCCCGTACTCCCGAGGTTAAGGCCTTTAAGTTTAGTAAAAGCTGCTACTTTCCTTAAAAGTAACACGAATAGCGGACTACCTAACGTCACCCGAAAGTCTGAAGTTATTAAGTTGACTTTGCAAAACTTTTCACAGCTTTTGAATGAGCACTATCCGTGTATATTGTTTACTCGTACTCAAGAGGGTCTCAAGACTAGAAACGTCTGGGGTTTTCCCATCGTTGATACTCTTAATGAAATGAGATACTATCGACCTCTTTTAGAGTTACAAAGGAAATTACCTTGGAGAGCTGCTCTTAACGGTCCTGAGGACGTTGATGAGCAAATTACTAGTATTATTAAAAATGCTAATGGTAGAGATGTTGTATCTATAGATTTCTCAGCTTATGATGCATCCATTAGTGTTGGTTTGATTGAACAAGCATTTTCTTTTATAAAGGATCACTATCAGAAGGAGTTTCATGACGAATTAGACTCTATTAAAAATAGGTTCATAGGGATAGGTCTAATTACTCCTGATGGTATAATGAAAGGAAGTCATGGTGTTCCGTCAGGCAGTACTTTTACGAACGAGTTAGATTCTATTGTCCAGTATTTAATCTCTAAAGAGTATGGACTTAATGATTCCGATATGTGTATACAGGGCGATGATGGGGTGTATGCAGTTGAAGATGCTACCAAATTTTTCAATTTCTTCAAATCGTTCGGTCTCATTGTTAATGAATCTAAAAGTAAAATTTCATCACATTCTGTCATTTATCTTCAGAATTTACATTCTTTAGATTATCAATTTGATGGAGTTTGTCGTGGTATTTATCCTACTTATAGAGCTTTAGGTAGGATACTTTACCCTGAGAGATTTGACGACTTCGGAGAAGATGGAATTACAGGTGCTGACTATAATTCTATCAGGGCAATTACTATTTTAGAAAATTGTCGTAACCATCCGTTGTTCGAGGATTTAGTCGAATTTATTGCTAGGCTAGATAAATATAGTCTTCAATATTCTGAACAAAGTCTTAATAAGTATATTAAGCGTATTTATGAAGGCTACGGAGTTGAGGGGATATTTAAATACAGGTACAGTGATGATGTATCTGGTATTGCAAACTTTAAGACAGTAAGGTTATTATCCAAGTTTCT